TCGTTGGAGTTGTTGACTGACGGTGAGGCGCCCCATGTTTCGAGGCGCCCCACCGTAGCTATTCAGTTACCGATTACAGCGGGTTCAGCTGGGCCAGCTCGAACAGCTCAGGCCGCTCGACAGCCAGGCCGATACGGGAGTAGGCCCGCATCGTCCACATGCCCTGCTCGAAGTCGAACCCGTTGGTGTTCACAAGTTCGACTCGCAGGCCGCCCTTACGGAGCAACTGCCCACCGTTGGTGAAGTCACCAACGAGGATGTAGCCCATCGGGATTGCTGGGGTAACGGCTACCCGCATGCCCCACAGGTCCAGCTGCGGGTCAACGGCCTGGACGTCGATGGGGACTTCGGCATTTCGCTGGCCGTAGTTGGTGTTCCACGGCGAACCTGCCATGAACTGACCATTGTCGTCCTGCCAGGTGCGCAGTGTGAACCAGTCGTACGGGTTCATCACGATCGCGGTCGGCTCGAAGAAGTGCGTCACGCGGATGTCAGTCAGCATCGCGAAGATGCCGATTGCGATCTGCGAACCCGACACGGCCTGACCGCCCGCACCGACGATCGCACGGCCGGGAGTGACCGAGCTGATCGTCGCCGTCGCAGCGCCCAGGCCGGGAGTACCGGTGGACGGTATAACCAGGTTGGTGGCCGGGGCCACGGTCTGGGGCAGCGTGAAAGCGGTCGAAAGACCAAGCAACCCTTGCACGCCGGGGTATCCGGCGCCAGCGAGGATTTGAACCTCTTCCTCGCGGGCAACGCCCTGAGCAGTACGTTTTTGGACTAGTGCCCAAAAGTATGGTGCATCGGCGATAGCTTCATCAGTAACCCGGGCTATGTTGGCCACCTTAGCCAGCTCAGCCGTATAACGCGTGATCTGGTTGGTCGACGTTGGGAACGTCTGGCCTTCAGATGTCGGCGCAGAAGCGTTGTTCCAGTTCGTTTCCCGAACATAGGAGACAACCGGGCTATCCGTCGGGAACGTCGGGAACAGGCTGGCGATGATGTTGTCATACCAGCGCAACTCGAGGATTCCGGGAATGAAAGACGGCAGCACGTCCGGGCCGGCGGTACCGGGCAGGAAGTACTGACCACCGGTCAGCGCGACGCCCGCGGTGGTGCCGAACGCGTTCTCACCCATCAGGTTTGCTTCACCCTGGGTCTTCAGACCGAGGTCGAAGTTGAATGAGCCCTGCCGCTTGTTCGACGCGTGCGCCTTCAATTGGGCGTACTCGTCGGAGATGGCCTTGGCCTTGGTCATGCGATCGTCGACCAGCGCCTTGATCTGCGGGTCGACCGGGGCAACCTCGGTGCCAGAGAACCCCTTGGCGTCCTGATACGCCTTCAGGTCCGCCTTGAGATCGGCTCCCTCGGCGACCGCCTTGGAGACGAACTCGCGATAGTCGGCCTTGGTAATCTTGTCTGCTTCGACATCGGCGGTTCTTTGTTCCACCTCTGCCTGAATTTCTTTGATGCGCTTACGCATCGAGTCTGCATTCACAGCTACTCCTAAAAAGTTCGTGCTTGGGTTGTCGCGTTAGTCGTCGAGATCTAGCGCGATTAGAAGGGCTTTCGCCCGCGCCACGTCGTCGGCGGATTCATCGGCGGCGGTCGCTTCTGCGGCGGCGGTCGACTCGTCGGTCGTTTCGGTTGGCGAAGATTTGGTTTCAGCGTTGGCAACGCTGCGGTTGGACGACTGCAGCACGCTCGGCGCGGTCTGCGGGTCGGAGTAGGAGGTGCAGCCCAGGCCGCCGAGTTTGACGGCGACATCGTGCACGCCCTGCCAATACTCTTTGCGCTGCGGCTGCTCACCACCGTCGAGTGGGTCGTTCTCGAACATGCCCGAGACAGCGTCCATTTCGTTGGCGCGGTAGTTCGCGGCGTCTTTAAGGCGCGGTTCCACATCGACATAAACGGTTCCAATGGACTCAGCCTTGGCGGCCTTCGAGGACAGCACCCGCGCCTGCGGGTTGGCAGGCACCGCAACGAAGGCGCCGTTAAGCAGCTCACGTAACGGGCTGCTGGATTTCTTCGACTTCTGGTGATCCATGAAAGCCACCGAGACGCTGTCGATGTGGCCCTCGTTGACCAGTGTGCGAACCGCCTGGCCGTGCGGCGTGGACGCGAACGTGCCGCGGACCTGAAGCTGCCCTTGGTCATTGATGAACGGCTTACCGCTGCCGACACAGGTAGCCACACTCATCCCGTGGTCGCTGTCGAAGCTGATCTTATCCGGAAGCGGGGTTTTCCACTCGTTGGCGTGCAATTCGTCGCCGTCACGGTCCAGCGCCGACGTAGAAAGGATTACGTCGAACTCGCCGTGCTTTGACTTTGAATCCTCAACCGGCGTAACGGTCGCCGTGGCTTTAGTGACCACGTCCATTTAGGCGGTCCTCTCTAACATCTGGTGGTAAGCGCGGGCGATCTCGACTTGGTCGGCCGGGTTGGCCGCGAGAAGCACGCGCGCCGCTTGCTCGAGTGACTGGCCGCTGCCGACGCGGCCGGCGAGGTCGCGCAGGTACTTGCGACCAGCTACCGACGGGACAACTCCCCCGCCGCCGCCGGATCTGCTAGTGGCCACCTCGTTGCCGCGGTCATCGGATTGGCCTGGCGGTAGCGCAGCCTGCGGAGGCAGCATTCCCAGCGGCTGCAATTGCTGCTGCGCATAGAGTTTGTCGGCCGCTGGCCCGGCGTCGCCCAGGTCGAAGTCTGGCCGCGCCTCCCCCGGCTTCTCGATACCGTTCTGCACCAACTGTGCGTGCATCTGCGCCGTTTGCAGCGGGTCGCCGCGCATCACCTGGCGGGTGTCGAACTTCGCCTCGAGTTGTTCATTGAACTCGCTACCGACGTAGTAGTTGAACACCGATTCGTGGAATTCCAACCGCGGGCAGATGCTGTCCCGGTAGACGCTGCGCAGGTTCTCAGTGACGTTGGAAAACGTTGCGTGGTCGAGGATGTGCACGGCGGTCGGTGAAATGTCATAGACCGCACAAACCTCTTCACGGTTCAGCTTGCGGCTGTCGATGTACTGCATTTCTTCGGAGGACAGCTGCCATTGCTCGAGCTTGGAGCCGTTCTCCATCACGGCGATCTTGCCGGTGTTCTCGGCGCCCTCGTACATCCCCTGAAGCTGCTCTTTGAGGCTTCGCTTGGCGTCGGGGTTCAGCTTGCCGTCAACGTGCATGACCGCCGACGGGCGGCCCATGTTCTTCCACCACGACGCGGTAGCACGCCGGGATGCGTCCTCGTTAAGCAGCGTCGAGCGCAGCGGCTCGAGCCGGGAAATGCCGCGCATGGCCGTCTCGGGGTTGTACGAGCGGAACGGGACAACCATGTCCTCGGGCATCAATTCATTTGGCTGTCCCATAAAGCGGTAAGTCAGCTCGCCGAACTGGTTACGGAAGATCTGCGTCAACGACGGATGCATCGGAATAAACCCGATGGTCGTGTTGCGGTCATTGCGGACCTTCAGCAGGTACGCCTCGCCGTAAACCTCGAACGTTGAGGCTAGCCAAAGGCGGAACGCATAGGGGTCCATCGTTGGGCATGGGTTGGCCATCAGTTTTGCGTACTGTGACGCGCCGTCGCCTTTGGCTGGCTTCAGAACATTTCCGGTAGCCGGTGCGGTGTCCCAGACGTTGATCTGTAGCCGCGCGATCGCGTGCGCGATCCGGTTGACCACCGTCGCAACCCAGGGCTGGCGTAGATACAACTGCGCGTAGGTCTGGAACGACGACTCGAGTTGCAGGCCCTGGTGCGGGACGAAGTAGCCATTGAAGAACAGTGGCGCCGTTTCGGCGAATGCCTGCGGCGCGACGGGCTGCCCGAGCCCGTTCTCGAGGATCACGGCGCCTCGACGAGGTAATTGACGTGCTCACGCTCGATCAGGATGCGGCCCTTGAATGGAATCACGGTCTCACCCTCTTTGGTTGGGACCGACTGGCACTGTTCAAAGACGTACATCTTGGCGTCGAACTGGGTCAGAATGCCGCTGAAGGCGCCTTCGTTTCCGCGCAAGAACACCGAATAACGGTGCAGCACAGCGCTTTTCACGATATGGCTGCCGAACGACATTTAGACTCTTTCTTTACGGATAAATTCCCGGTATTTAGACCGCTCTATGTGCATTCGGCGCACATCTAGTTTCTTGTGGCATTTTTTGCACATTGGCGCGTAAAATTCGGGAAAGCGCGAATACGACAGGACACCGAAGCCTGTCTCAGTGTCTTCGTGTAACTCTGTCGGGTCTGTATGATCATATGCCCACTCTGCAGCTCGGCCGCCGCACTCGACACATTGGGAATCGGAGGCCGATCCCCATAGTTTTGTGCAGCGTAGATGCGCGGCCCCATAGCCACATTTGTCCTGTATGGTTCTGGTCCGAATAGGCGCAAGCGCGCCGCCTCTTCTTATTTGACCCCTATGCGCCAGGCAGTAACCACGCCAGTTCGGCGGTCGTGAACATGATTCAAACAGGCATACCGCATCCGCATCATATTTCCACACCGTGCGAATCCGTCTTTTAATAATGGGCGCATTCACGGGCCGTCCATTAAACAGATCTAATTGCATTCTCTTCTCCCGGTATTGCGAGGCCCCCGTACCGGGAGATACGGGGGCCTCTAACCCGAAGTAGCGAACTTCGGGCTGACTTATTATCAGATGATCAGAAGATCCTGTTGGTTATAGACGCTGTCGACCTCGCGACCTCGTGTCCACCAGGCCGTAATCGCCATGATGGCCGCAGGGACGGCGTCTATTCGGTTATTGCTGACCTCGCGCTTGATCTTGGCCGGCATGATCAAGTCCGGGTCCGTGGTATGAAGTCGCGCCTCGCAACAATCGAAACACCAGCGCGCCAACGGGTTACCGTGGTGGCGGATCTTGCCCTCGCAGACCAGCTCGTACAGCCGGTGCATCCCACCGGACATGTGCACGAAATCGTTGGTGTAGGCCATCACGTCATTGACATAGGCCCGATAGCCGATCTCCTGCAACACCGGGTCCGCCGACCAGCGGTCCGCGTCGATACCCAGAATGGTGTAACGCTGCGCGTCGGCGTCTATCGTGTCGTAAACGACGTTGAAGTCGAGCACGTTGCCCTCGGTGACCGTTAACCAGCCATCCCTGGCCCATTCGGCGAGTTTGCCGCTGTTGGCCTTGTTCAGCCGCTCATAGGCGTCGCGGGGCATCCAGTGCCGCCAGACCGCGTCAACCTCTTCGCCGGTGCTGTCGGGGAATACGTAGCAGATCGACGTCAAGTCCTGGCGGCCGGCCAAGTCGATGCCCATCCAGCAGTCGCGGCCCGCAAACGCGTCCATGGTCGCCGCGGCGTCACCGTAGCGGATACCGTCGCAGGCGTCCCACAGATGCATAGGCATCCAGTGGACTTCGCTGCCCAGCGTCTGATTCATCTGGAAGCGGCGGAATGCCAACTCGGCGACCGGGTCGTTATTAGCCTCGAGCGCCATCATGCGCATTTCCTCAAGACTGAGGAAGTCGCCCAGTGCCGGATTCGGGATGTACCAGTTGCGCTCGTCGTAGATGTCGGCGTCGAGCGGCAGATTCTTTATCCATGCGAACACATGCGGCTCGCGTTCGGGGTCCTCGACGATGCGAACCATTCTGCGGTGCAGGTCGGCGCCGAACGACTCGTCAGCGGCCGGGGCTGTGGTCGCTGCTACCAGTAGCGGCTGTAACCGGTCGAGTGATCCCATGCCCGAACGCAGCGCGTTCCACACCTCTGCGCCCGACGGCGTCGGCCAGGCCAGGATTTCGTCAGCGGCCACACCTGACGGGTTACCGCCTAGCAAACGTCCACCGTCGGCGGCCTTGACTTTGTAGACGCTGTTGGTCTTTGCCCGCACGATCCGCTTGGTTGACGGGATGGGCCTGGCTTCGCGGGACAGGACCGGCGACAGTAGAATCATCTGCGAAGCGACGTCGAACACCGCCGACGCCTGCTCGCGGTCCTTCGCTACCGAAATTAGCTCTGCGGAGTGCTCACCGTCGGAAAACAGCAGGTAGAGCATGATTCCGGCCAATATCTGAGATTTGCCGTTTTTGCGGGCCATCTCGATATAGGCGACGCGATACCGCCGCGTGTACGCCTGATGTTCGTCAGACCACCGCACCCGGCCGAACAGCGGCCGCAGGATCTCGTCGCGCTGCCAATCCCGCAGAATGAACCGTTTGCGGTACTGGGTGCCCTTCGTGTGCACCAGCAATTCCTCGAAGAACTGGCAAACATGGTCAGCGCGCGGAATGCAGAAGTGGTCACCGACCTCGGTGCACTCGGTCTCGTTGCCCGCGGCGTCAGTGCCAACGCGGGCGCACTTCGGCAGCGTCACCGATACCCAGCTCAATCTGCCTTTGCCGCGACTGTTCCATTTGTCGGAACAGATCGGGCACGGGGGGCGCCTCGCGCGTGCTAGTCGTTGACGGCCGCTCCTGATCGTGATTGTTCAGCCTCGATGCGAGCCGTTCCGCGCTAGGGCGGCTCTCGACGGTCGCAGCGACACGGCCCGAAGAATCCCTAATTTCGTGCATAGGGTGCTTAATAAGACCGCGGCCCGGCACTGTGTGAACGGTATAACGAGGCGGCGCCGGCTTGCTACTGGTGACGTTGCCGTTGATATGAGCCTGCCCTTCCGTGGGAGGGGCGCTAGGATGCGAGCCGGCATGCGGGAGCTCGCCAACATGCTTGCCACCGTGGTGGTCCTGCATGATCTGGCCGAACTTCCCCCCGAAAGCGTTAATAAATGGCATCTACCAGCACCTTTACGTCAGACGATGAGTCGCGCTGACCCCGAGTTGGCGCCACCGTCATCGTTCACCTTCAATGCAGCCCGGTCGCCGGGGGTTAGGCCGAAGCGCGACCAGATCGAACGCAGGGTCGATTCCAGGGCCGTCACCGCGCGGATAGCCGGATTCAGCACCAGGTTCTTATTCGAGCCTTCCGACACCATCGCCGAAGCCTCGGCCACGTCCAGCGCGTCATTCAGTAACGCCTGGACACGGCAGCCATTGGCGAACTCGTCGACATCCCAGCTGGTCAGGACCCTTTTTGCGATCAGGTCGGGGCTCAGGCGGTTCCAGATGTCCATCGCGGCCGGCGACAGGTCAACCGGCGGGATAATCATGCCTTCGCCCGGCGTGGGCTCGTCGCGGTTGAGGCGGTCTTCCCGGACGCCCTCGAGCGCTTTCAGATGCGTGGGTCGGCGATTTGCGCCCCCGCTGCCGACACCGCCCATCTTGGCTCCTTAATCGAATGCTTGTGCGAATCGCTTGCCGTCGAACACCCGTGCGATCGAACGCGTGTACGACAACTATCGAACGCGTGTGCTATCGAACGCTTATTCGACAGCGGCCTTATTTGACACGTCCGGAATTTGACATTCGCTGTCACAATTTACGCGGCGGTAGTGGGTCGCGGAGGGGTCCATCCGGGAGGGATTTTGGCCCCCCCACCCAATCTGACCAGGCATTATGCCATTGTGTCTAATAGTGACGTGCCTAGATGGTCAGTCTGGGGACCTCGGATCGCTATTAGACACGGTATTGGAGGGTCCTGACGGGATGGACACCATGACGAACACACGTTCGAGACCCGAACGCTTGTTCGATCCTCAGGGATGGCGCTTAGTCACTTCCGGCCGCATGTATCGAACGGATGTGCTAACAGGATGGTTCTTAGTCACTTCCGTCGGCCAGGTAATACGAGCATCCACACTGACTGCACTCATCACGCTCATAGGTTGATCCAATGTATCTATGTGCGATATGCGGTATAGACGGTGGGAAGTGAGCAGTCTGTGGCTTGCCAATACGCACTGACATAGCAGTGGTGTGGTGTGCATCGCGTCCGTGGCTGCAGACGCACAACATAGGTGACTACTCGTTGCCTGGGAACGCGGTCACAACGCCATAGGTGACGGTGCTCGAGCCGCTGGCAGTGATGCCGAACAGCTGGCAGCTGACACCACCGGGCTGGTCTGCATTAAGTAGCGATCCCCAGCCATAGCCCACCAGTACAGCCGCATTGGCCGCCAGTGGGTAGCCAGTGGTGGTAGTGACGCCAGAGTTGCCAAGGAAGATCGGCGTGGCACCGTTGGTGATGTACACCGGGGCCGTGTTGGCGGGAACGGTGGTGATGCTGGTGCCGCCGACCGTGCTGGTGACAGAGACTGTCGCGTTGGTGTAAGGGGTAACGCTGGGGTCGGTGCCTGCGTTGGGTGCACCCAGCGGTCCCTGGTTTGGAAATGGCATTTGTGGATCTCCTTGTTTGAACTACGGGGTGGGAAAACAGAAACTGACGTTTGAGGAAGTGGCGCTGACCGCATAGAGCGCGCATCGTGCATCGTCCAGCGTGGGGACGGTAACTAGCGTGGTAGCCGGTATTGGCAGGCCATTCGCGGCAGTAACGCCACTGCCACCGATGAAGCATGCAACCGATGCGCTGATCAGCACGCCATGCGAGCCGGTCGGGGTGCAGAGCAGCGTGGCGCTCGTCCCGACTGTGACGGTGCCCGACTGATAGGTCGTAGCCGGCTTATCACCCGGGAAGTTGAAGAAGCCGGTCATTACGCTCCACCGACAACGAAGTAGTCAAACG